CCGCAAATAACGTCTGCTGAATATGGTTCGGGGTTGTAGGTTCTGATGTCATGGAATTGTTCGACATGGGGCCAATGCTTTTTTAATACCTTTTGGCAAAATGGTTCACACTCGACAAATGCAACCGTTTTAAATCCTCCAACAAGTTTTTCTGCCGCATAGCTAAAACCGCCAATTCCTGAAAAAGTATCAATGAGGCGAAGGTCATCCATTCGCTTTGCTTATTAAAAGTCTTACTCCTGGCGGCTCTTTCTCGTCTGTCCACATCTTTGAAACGGTCCAGCGAATGATTTGACTATCATTTCGCGCTATCCCTGCCTGTTCTATTGAGTCTCCGATTCCTCTCGTTAGTTTGTCGAGATCTGGTTTCGTTGCCTTATGAGGTGGTGCTGATCTAAGAAGACCTCTCACCCCATAATGTGATTTCGGTCTTACAAATTTAAAATATGCCGTCACATATAAAGGAGCGTTTTGGTTCCAATCCTCTGGAGCAGCATCAGCAAGAGCAATAATCACTTTTGAGCGCCACTCTTTAAGCAAGGCATCGTTTGTATATCGAAGACCTCCAAAGCGCGGATTACCAACTAATGACCCCTGTGGAACAGGAGCACCAATCACTTGAATTTCGATGGTGTTTGTTGTTTTTTCCAATGGTGGATTAATACAGTTAATTCTTTAATTCGCTTTAACGCGTGCTTGATTTTTTCTTCAGTTTTCACTTTTCTTGAGTGTGAATTGCCAAGTGAAACCAGTGGGCTGTTCAACTGCAATGTCGTCATCAATCTCGTCTTGTTTCTTTTTCTTTAAGTCCCTTTCTAGATTGGTGACCACTTCAGAATATATATATTTCTTAGGCAGGCTCTTCCTGGAAACGGTAACGCCTTCTTCAGAGTGCCTTTCTTTAATGTTTCCCATTTCATAATGCTCATCTACTTCTTTTTTTAAAAGATAAAGTTGGGCATTTCGCTCATTAATTTCTTGCTTTAGTTTTCTTATTTCTGAAAAAACGCGTGAAACAGGATTCATAAGAACTTTTTGTTTGATTTGATCAAATTCGGATTCAATAGAGGGGGTCATCAAATTCGTTGTAATTAATAGGTTTTGTTGATGTGAAGCAGTTTTCTAAATGGTTCACCAAGCTTGCTTTCACGTATGGGTCATCAAATAAAGCCATCCATACTTTTAAGCTTTCAGCCTCTTCTTCTGGAGTCTCTTGATAAACGAAGTAATCCTCAGAGTCAGATGCCTTGGAGATGCTGGGAGACCGAATAAAAGAAATCGGCTCTCTCTGTTTCTGTGTTTTGCGTAGTAATAGCAACAATAGACGATGAAGAAGTTTCATGGACATCACCAAGGGAACGGAGATCAGAAGCCAGATTGGAAGAAAACAAAACAAAAGGAAGGCCGATAATGGCGAACGCGACTGCTTTTTTGAGTTCTTGCATTTCATAGGTTTGCAGGTAATTTAATCATGCCTTAAGGGTTTACCCTTGGCAAGCCTACGCAGCAATAGCAGGACCAAATAATAAAGAACGCCATATTCTTACATCTCCAGCGTGCCTGGAAGAACGAGAACTTGCCATCGTTTGGTTTGTTTTTTCAATCCAACCTTCTCTAGCTGCTTTTAAGAATATTGGTCCCAACGCTCTGTTGTCATGAGTTTCTATCCCTAAAAGTTCTATCCCATCCCAGACATCATTAGCAGTTATAAATTGCTTATGCCTTGCGTGGTTTACTAATGCTTTAAAAGCTACGCGGCGGAAGTCCTCATTTGCGTTTTTATTTACGCGATTCATTCCTTCCTCTTTTTTTATTTGAGGTGCGAAAAGGTCAGTTTGATGCATTTTAAATTTGGGGTTGTTTAGATAAAAATTCAGTTTTTGCTTTTTCATATCTCTCCAAGCATTCTTTTGTTGAATACTTTGTGGTCCCTACTTCTTCTGGATGGCCCTTTGAATCCTTATGACCTAAAGGCCATGACCAAATAGCAAGGCAGCGAGAGATTTTTATTTCAGGCTTGCATTTTTGTAGAAGGGAAAGGTAACCACCAAGTTGAGCAGATACGTTTCGCTTTGATCCTTTGATGCTGAGTGTTTTTAAATCAGCGAGTACATAATCACCCGTTACTTTGTGGCGAATAATGCAATCACAAGATCCGGCGATACCTCCATGTTCTGAAGTATCAGCCATCCGATATTCGGTAGCTACAACTTCATAACGATTCCAAAGGTCATCGG